GAGATTCACCAGTAACATCTCCAGTTTTCCAATTAGCATAACTTAAATAAGAAGCACCTAGCCATAAAGGTAATGCCCTTTTAAATAATATACCAGTTACTAAATCTTTAGTGGAACCAGTAGATTGAGGAGTAAGTGCTAAATGGGATCCAATGAATGGGACATGTCTTATTGCCTCATTTATTCTATATGGAATTTGATAAAGCAAACCAGTAAATGAAGTAATACCTTCTATATTATTTCTGCCACCAGACCACATACCCTCTATAGTTTTCCATGCTTCACCAAATCCCTTAAAACTACCTTTTCTCATTAAGGCATATGGAGGTTTTTCTTTAGTAATAAGAGTTTTATAATCAGAAGTTCCAGTTATTGAAGATAATTGATGTTTTAATAATTCTTTCCAACCTGGCAATTTTTCTGTTTGTCCTAAACCAAAATCAGTTTTTAATTTTAGTTTTGCAAGTAAATTTCCACCTGCAGCTTTTGATTCTAATGCTTTTCTTTTAGATATTAATTCTACTAAATATTTTGCGTATTCTTTTTGTTTTGGATCTTTGCTTATTATCTTAAGAGTTTCTTCTAAATGTTTAGTATCTTTAAGTTCCATTGCCTGAAGCATATTCCATGCTTTAGAACCTTTAGGAGTAATATAAATATTCTCCATAATAGGTTTAGCACCTTTAGATAAATCAAATAATTTTCCTTGTGCATACAAAAACTTTTCTTTATCGTGTCTAAGTGCTTCTGGTATTATAGTTTTTCCAATTCTATTCTGTATTAATTTAGCAATTGGTGCATCATATGCAGCTTTAGCAGAAGATAAGCCAAGTACAGTATCTAAAAAATATCCAGGAGTTGTATGTTCTGAAAGAAATTCAAAAGCTTTAGTAAAAGGTTTCCAGTCAAATAGACCAGTCATAAAAGAAGTTAGTGGACCTATGTAAGGTTTAGGATTTAATTTAAATATTTCTTTTGCTGTTCTAATATGTTCTGTACTTAAATTTTTACCAATAGTATTAATAAAATTTTGTTCAGTCCATTGCTCAAGAATCTTTGCTCTTCCACGAGGAATAAGAAAAGAAGCCGCTATACCAGCAGCCCCAATTGTACCTAATAATCCATAATTAGGTCTATCTTTTAGTCTAGATCCTTGTTCTTCATACATATTAAATAGTTCCTAAATCTTTTATTGTCTTCCTTTTTGAAGAAGTATGTTGAGCAAATTCTTCAGGTGTCATATATAGTGGACTATCTTTGTGTGGTATTTCTCCAGTATCTGATGCTAAGGGTCTCCATTTATCTTGAGGAGTTGCAAATAAAGGATTAATAGCACCATCACCAGAACTATGAGAACCATGTTCTTGATATCTTTTTAGGATATCTTCATGTTCTTTGTTAATCTCATTTTTTAAGGCTTCGCCTTTTTGAAATTTATTTAATTTTGGATCCAATTTAATTGATTGTCTTAAAAATTCTGCATCGTCTTCAGGATTGTATGGTCTATTAGGATTTTGCATTTGTGGATTTTGTTGTTGAGATTTACTATCAGTAAATCCATACATAAGTTTACCAGACCATTTAGCCATTGAATATAATTCAATTATTTCAGTCTGTGGTAAATTATATAATTTATATTTATCATATCCAGGAAATACACTTAATATAACAGAAATCATCTGACGACTCCCATCATTTTCTATTTCAGTATCTAGTCTATCCATTAATTCAACAATTTCATCTTTAATCATTCCTGATCCAGATTTAATCTTATAAATTAATGATTCACATAATCCAGGATATTTAAAACATAAATCAAATATATTTGTAGGAAATAAAACACATTTACGAATTAAATAATCTTCTAACTTTGGTTCTTCAAAATCAGGAATACTATTTAATTCATTTAATGAAAGAACTCTAAATGCTATTTGATATGTTTCAAATAAGATACAATATATTTTATTATATTTAGTTTTCCATTCATTTATCTGTTCTTTAGTAGGTGCATACACATTGGTACCTACTTTATACTTGGTCGTTATAAACTAATGGTGCGATTGCTGCAATATTAAATCCAGCGGCCTGTTCGAATTGTGCAATAATTCCATCTACTAATCCAGCGGGAGTTTTTTCAATATCTTCTAAACTCATATGGGGCCACATAACTATTTCTGTAAATAAATAATCATTAAATAATTCAGGATCAGTATTTTGATGTCTTGCTTTGAAATTTCTCCATTCTTTTCTATTAAGAATTTTCCATAGAAAAGGTTTGCCATCTATAGGACTCATTGTAATATTAATACTATCTTTACCATGAATCTCTACAAACTTTGAGTATTCATATTTAGTTGGACCACCTGGAAATATTACATCAATATTTGGATCCAATTGATTTTGTTCAATTGTTTCTTTTATTCCTTCATCAGTTAATTGAATTTCATTTTCATCTTGTTTTAATTTAGCCATTTGTTACCATCCTTCTCAGTTATATTTTAACTTGCTTTCTCTCCAAATGTTGTATTAGGAGAGCTATAAATAATACCATGTTGTCCAAAATCTGTATTTAATTGATTTCTAAAATCTTGTACAGTTTTATTAGTACTTAAATCTTTAACTGTTTTAAGTCTAGGGTCATTACTTTTAGCGATAACATGTCTAGCTAATAGATCAATATCATCAGCTAAAAATGTATATACTTCTTCAATTGGAGCACCAGTAGAATCTATTACTTGTCCTACTGAACTAAGATCAACACCATATATTGCTCTTACATCTGCACCAACTTGAATTAAATCACTTTTTGATATATTTTCTTGAGTATTATTAGTTTCTAAACCATATTGAACTTCGCCATAAACTATATAAATAGTAAAATCATTTAATTCAGAATCATTGGATCCAAAATATGATTGATATGCATACTTACTATTATTTCTAGTTTCTCTATTAACATATATATCACTATAAGGATTTGGCACTCCTTCTTTTCTGGTAGTTCTATATCTAAGATTTAATTCTCTTTTATAAAGTTCAAAAGCTTGGATAATATCATTAGCAGATACATTAACTTGAAGTATATTATTATCAGCATTCATAGTATTAGTAAGATCATAGTTATTGGATCCATACATTAACTCATGAATATATAAAGCATTTTTTAGATTAACTTTAATAGATCCAGAAACTATTCTATTTCCATGTAATTTTCTTAAAGGAGTATAAGATGCATAACTATAAACAGGCTTTACTGATTCTTGCATTTGATAATCAATATGATTAATCTCTGCAATTTGTTTGTCATTAAAATAAACAAATACATCAGCACCACTAAAGTATTCATTAGGAAAATATTTTAATACTTTGTGATCTGTATTAGATTGATATTGATAACCAAAAGGCATTTAATTACTCCTTAATAAGGTTGTGTTTCATCAGTAAATACTAAACCATTAGTTTGTTGATAGTATTGGATCCAATCTTGATCATTATTAATATCTTGATAATCTAAATTATGTAACTGTACATCATGAGTTTGTTCATTCGGAGTTTCATTATTTTGAAGAGTTCTCATTTCTATACTACCTGGTGCTAAAGGTTCATAATCTAAAGCCATAAAAGACATTTGAGTATTAATCTGTAAATTATCTATAGTTATAATCATTCCTTCATCTAATATTGTAACACCATGTAAAATCATATTAGCTGTTCTACCATATTCATTTGCAGCCAATATTAATATATCAAATGGAGGAATATTATCAGATCTTAATCTCTTTAAGGTTGTTTTATCTATAGTATCATGATTTATTCTAATATAATCTTTTAATTGTTCAATTGCTAATCCTAAAGCTTGCCTATCAAAATTAAGAAATACTAATGTTCCACTTATCATGCGACCACTACCTGAAAAACCCATAGGATTAACATTGCCCAATGCTCTTATTGGATATTTATCTCTATGTGTAGAGATAGAAATAGTTTGAATCATTCCTAAACTAACTGGAATTGTTTTGATTACTTGTCCATCATAGGACATTAAAGGAATAGATATAACAGGAACAATATCTGTTCCACTAAAACAATTAATTTCAGTTCCAAATCTAATTAGTGAGTCCCGATTAGAATTTGTACTACTCATTTTACACCTATAAGTAAGTGTTTATTATTGATTTCTGCTTCATCCAAATATAGTTTCATTACCTTATTATAAGTAACCAGAGCTTTTTTGTCCACAGACTTAAATTCCTCATTAGTCATGAGTACTCTACCTTCATTTAAAATATTTAAACTTGCATTGAAATCCCTATCAATTTCAAATCCACATTCTAAACATTTATAAGTTCTATCACTTAATTTTAAATCGTCTTTTATACAACCACAATTAGAACATATTTTACTACTAGCAAAAAATCTACCAACTTTAATGATATTACTATTAAATATTTTAGATTTATATTCTAATTGTCTTACAAATTCTCCAAAGCTAGCATCATTAAATGAAAAAGACAAATGTCTATTTTTATTTAGACCTTTTATATTTAAATTCTCAATTATAATAGTTTGGTTCTCACTACATAATTTAGTTGTTAATTTATTAATATAATCTTTGCGAATACAACTAATTTTATAATAAAATCTAGATAGTTTTATTTTAGATTTATTTTTATTATTAGAATCATTTTGCTTTTTAGAATGTTGCCTAGATAATCTTTTTAGTTTTTTAAGACTATCTCTTAAGGTTTTTAAAGGTTTAATAACATCACCATTAGAACAAGAAATATAATTCTTAATTCCCATGTCTATACCTAGTTCATTATTACTTATTCTTTCTTTACTATAATCGCCAATATCCACAGCAATTGAAGCAAACCATTTATCTGCTGTTCTTGATATTGTACAAGACATTATTTTACCATCAAACCTTAATTCTTCAAACATTTTAATTTTCATTGTTTTAGATAAAATAATATATTTACCTTTTAATTTTACTACACTATTAGAAATATAAAAAGAATCATGCTTTCCTTTTTTCTTAAATTTAGGATAACTATTTTGTTTCTTAAAAAATCTATTAAAAGCATTTTGTAGGTTGCTAAATGGATGTTGATTGACATCTTTGGGATAATTATAAACCCAGGGATATTGTTCTTTTTTAATAGTATTAAATTGTTTACAAAGATTAAATCCAGATACTTTTAATTCTTGTTTGTATTGCTTCTTCCATTCTGATAAACCCCAATTATATACAAAACGAGAAACACCAACACATTGTTGTAAATACTGTTCTTGTTTCTTATTTGGATTTAATTGTATTTTATGTGATAGAATCATTTGTTAATACCTTTAGAATTTGTCATCTATTTCCTTTTAGAAAGAACTTGGGGCCAGTTTCCCGACCCCTAATTCTTATTATTTTTAGGCTATTCCGCCACCTAATCTTGTAGGTGCTTGTGCAATATTTGATTGAGTAGATTTACCTGCAAATCTAGAACCTGGTTGAATTCTATCCATACCAAGAGCTATAAAGGTACAAGCAGATTCTAATACCATATCATCAACTGAAATTCCAAAACCTTCGTTAAGAATTTCGGCTTTATATATTGTAAAATAAGCCATTTGTCCATATTCATTTGCAAAGTTTACTTCTATATCAAATGGAAGAACTTGATCTAAATAAGTTACTTCTTCCATAGCAACAAATGGACCATAACCTGCAGCGGCTGGATTATTAATAGCTTGTTCAGTTATCCAGTTTGCTCTACCAGTTGTAGTTCTAAGAGTTGCATCAGGATCATCTATATTAGATGATGGATCATAAGCTGTTCTTGGTTGATTAAACTCTCCTGCACCACTACTAGAATTACTTAAATAAGTATATGGTTCATTCATAGCAGCAGTAAACTGTTTAATATTTTGAACACCAAATTTATTTATAGTAGATTTCTTAATTGCTTCCATTAAAGCATCATGGTCAAATTTAAGAAATATAAGATTTCCTGCTATTCCTCTTTTCGTTTTGTTATCTTACTAGTTTTTTATCTAGTAAATCTTACAATTTTATTCTTGTAAGTCCAGCATATCTTTTCATCCAGATTGTTTGGATGGTGCGGCCTCGTGGAGAGATTATATCTTTTCACTCTCTATGCGTTGCGGCTGGTTAAATTTTATTTAACCTTCACCTCTGATTGGCATCTCAGCTTTCCAGTTTTTTTCCGCACTTCATTCTATATGTTACCACATAGAAGGGCAATTACTTACCTCTTGAAAAAGCAAGTGGATTAGGTCTTCCCATAACATATAATGGTGCTTTTTCTCTACTAACATTAATAGTCAAAGACTGTAATGTAGCGATAGGAATACCATTTACTGTACATATACAATCAGCACCACTAAAAGTATTATAGGTGCCATAAAAATTATCTCTAATTAAAACTGTTCCCATTTTCTATTGCTCCTTTCTAATTTTGTGATACTGAATTGAAGTTTTCAGGAGGCATTAAATAAACATTAATGACTATCTGTTTTATTTCAAACATAGGTACAACATTTAAAGTTATAACTAATTTACCATCTATTTGTTGCGCAGGTGTTGCAGACATAGTAAATGTGAAGAATTGAATTGCTCTCATATCCTGAATAGATTGTAATGCACCTTGTATTTGAGATGCTATAGAATTTCTAGTTATAGTATCATTTGGTTGACCTATATATTGTTGAACTGTTCTTCTTATTGCATCAGTAACAGCATTAGTTATTCTCATTGTTGACATTCTTCTATAATCAGAATCACTTGCAGCATAAGTTGGTGAATCAGTTACCATTGTAGTATTCTGAGAATTCTTAAATGTAACAAATCTTGCACCAGTTATATCATTAAGTTGCTGTTCACTAAATTCATAACTTAAACCTCTGACTCCATTTATTGTCTTGTTTGTTGGAGAGGTTGAAATTGATAATCCACTAACTAAACCAGCATATAGTGCTTCACCAGTTGTTGAGTAATTATTTAAACTAGTAGTATTAAATATTGCTGAAGGTCCAGCTATTATACTTATCCATCTACCTATATCAATAGGTTGATTAGTTTCATCATCTAACATATTAGTAATTGTTGATGGGTCTACTGCTCCCCCAACATATGCGTTTTTAAGATAATGTAACATGGAAGTATTTGTTAATGCTAAAGCCCTTGCATTTACAGTTACAGGTGTTGGAATATTTAACTGTTGAAATGGAATTATTCCTACCATTTCATTATTTCTAATTGTATTCCTGCAACAAAATCTTGCTAAATTTAAAGCAAAATTACAAGGATCAGCACCAGTTGAAGCACCACTTGCAACTAATCCAGCTCCAATAGGAACTGCATAGTCAAAGTCAGCTTTACCTTCTAATATTGTGTAGGTATCATTTAATCTATCTGAGTATTGGGCATCAGTAAGATTAAACTCATCAGTCCCCCCAGTAAATGTAAATGTTCCAGCATCTAGATTAAGATTATTAAATTGATCTAATACATAAGCATTTGTTTTGTGTGTTCCTAAATCTGCATTAATAGCTGCACATAAATCAGTATAATTTACATAACTAGCTAATGTATAGGATGCACTACCACTTACTGCACTAATTGTTAAAGTAGTACCAGTTACTACTACAGTATTTGCATTATATTGAGAACCACCATAAGCAGTTTCTAAATATATAACATTTGTTCCACTAGAAGCAGTTAAATTAGTTGATGCAACTGTTCCATTTACTCTGCATACTAATATTTCTGTACAACCAGCAAAAAATGCTTCATAACATGCTCTAGTTATTCCTCTATTTTTCATTAGTGTTGAGGAAGTTGTATCTATTTTGCCAAATGTTCTTTCTGCATCTGTAATTGAACTAATTCTAATTGCATTTCTAACTGGTCCATCAGATGCCACACCTATTAAACAAACTGCGTCTGTTCTATATGGCTGAGGTGGTCTTATAGTTAATCCATAATCATGTAGTCTTAAAAGTGTACCAGGTAGATTTGGATATATATCACCTATAGGCATTGTTATTCTCCTTTTCTATTTTAATATTTTGGATCCAATCATTTTATATTATTATTGGTCCGTGTCTAAAATTTCACTTTGTTTCCAATTTAAAACTTTCGTATCAAATTGAACCCTATTTTCTGGGTCTAAAAATGATTGATCTACATTACTTACTAACTCTAATCCATTAGATGTTTCAATAACTTCTGGATTCGAATCTACTCCTGATTTAATAAGTACTTCATTAATAGAGCCAACTTTTGACGTTATAATTTTTTGAGTTATTACAGTATAAGTTATTTTTCTATGTGCAATATCTTTCTCTGTTTCCCATTTTTTCTCGGTATTAAAAAACATATTTTGAGTCCCGTGTCTTTTAATTTCACCAAGATAATTATCTATTAATTCAATAAAATTATAACTTAATGCAAATGCTTCTTTTTGTGAATTGGCATATACATCAAAATCAACTATAGATTCATAATTTTTCATTCTAACATTATTCCACATTCTATCATCTTGTGGATCAGGTAGAGATTCCATAAATCTAGAACCTAATTGTTTTACTTGTCTACCCGAACTATTAGAATATTGACCATTTACCGTACTATCTAAACCCATACAAATTTGAGGAACTAAAATATTACCAGGATCATTTCTTAGTGGCTCGTGAATAGAAAATTTACAAACATTCTCGCCCCAATCAGCAAGTATAATTTTATTAATAAAAGACATTAAACCATCTATATCCTGCGTATCAGTATAAGTTGATTTAGTCCAAGTCGGTCTAACTTGCCAATTTGGTAAATTGCTTAAATGCAAATCTATTCTCCTCTCAATTGTATCGTAGATACTACTTTTATATCTCTTATGTCATATGGAATTCTTAAATTTAATTCCAAATTTAATCTATTATTTTGTATATTAAAATTTATAATTCTCATCTCGTAACTTTGTATTACTTTATAATTAACCATTTCATTCATTACTAAATTAGAAAGCTCATAAACTTTTTGTTTTATATACATCTCTCCTATTAATCCTTCTAGTACATTAGTTAGATTAGAAAGTACATATTGAGTAATTCTATAGTTAATTAATGGATAATAATCAGAAGAGGATAATGCACCAGTTATATTAAAATAAGTTTTACAATTTCCATTTACATCTTCTATAAAACTATTAATGTTATGTTCAACTAATGTTTCTTTATAATCTGAAAAATCATCTATTAATTTTATATTTTCTATTATTTTATTGGTTGAATTACTATTAGGAGGCAAATAAGATAAGAATGATCCAAATGCTAAATTAATAGGCATTCTAAATTGATTTAGTCTTCCATAGTTATAATATATATCGCCTAAAGTAAATGCAAAATATTTATATAATTCTTCTAACATATTAGTTTGCCAAGTTTCTACTTGAGTTATAGCATTATTAACAATATCTAATTGATTAGATCCAATCATTTGTAATGGAACTATATTAAGTAGTGGTTTTCCTCTATTACATCTCATCTCTGAAATCATTGCAATATAATTAATTAATTTATCATTATAGTAAGAATCTGCACAACATACAATATCTACATCTATTTTATTAATTACATCATAAGCTAACTTAATAGATAACTCACTTCTATCGGGAATAGGTATAAATACAGTAGCAACTGGTTGTTGTTCTTGAGTTTCAATAAACATTCTGGTTAAGTTATTCCATCCAAACATTTTCCAGCAAGTTATTGGATCCTTAATTTGATATGGATTATAATAAGATATAGTATTATACATATCTGCACTTGCACAAGCGCCTATAATACATAGTGTTCTACCTAATACAGTTGTTATTCTATTAGGATCATGTATGCTATATGATTCAAATGATATAGTCATTATGAACTTGTACCTCTAAATGGATCTGCCAATGGTCTTGGATTAAATATATAAACAATTTTATTTCTTATTCTTTTAATTTGAACATTAATTATTTCCTTATTAATAGGAGTATATTCAGCAATAACTCTCCAATATTCTATTCTACCATCATCAGCACGCATTTGTTCGGTATTAGTAATTCTATATTTACCTAATAAATATTGTGGTTCTCCATTTTTTCTAAATGTACATTCATATATCACATCATGCACATTAGGATTAGTATCATAGTAAAAGAAAAACTTATAAACATTTGTTTGCCAATTTCCTAAATCTGTTCTCAATACTGCTCTATCATCACCAAAGTTTGCTGCCATTCTACGACACCATACTTTTTCAATTACATTAACTTTTCCTTCTCCTAAACATATTGGACAAACACTATCATTATTTATATAATCAGTTGAATCTTTTTCTATTTGATTCCAACAAGAACAATGCATATTCTGATTATTTCTTTGAAGAAGGACTTGATTACCAAAATTATCAATTATTTGATCAAAGTAGTAACGTAGATCAATATCCATATAGTGTCTAGCCATTTATCTCCACAACCTTCCTCTAATTGGCATTCTACTAGACATATTAAAATAACTTTTAATCGCACATTGAGGATGAGCATTACCAGTTCTAGTTTTACCTAAAAGTTTATCTTCAAATGGTTTAAGTCTTTCTTTTAAATTATCCATATATTGTTTCATTGTTCTTAACGTATCGGTATTATTTTCAACTGTTAAATCACCTAAAGTCATTTTAGATCTAGCATCATGAATTAATAATCCATATTTATGCTCAGTTAAATCTATTAGTGTTTTATATCTAACATATTCTCTAACATAAAATGGAGGATCATCTACATTGAATGGTAATCTATAAAGATTTCTCCATATACCATAAAGTGAATTACTATTACTATAAAATGTAAATGGTGAAGGATAAAATTCAGGAGGAAATATTATATGGAAAGCTGCTTGTAATGAATTATCTCTTATAAGCATCATAATATCATCATCAGTTGCTTCAGGAAATAACCATTTAATTTCTCTTTTAACTAACATATAACCACAGAATAATGGATAATATTCGGTAGTAAAAGTAGATTGTATAATACTACTATAATATTCATCTAAATCTATAGTTAATTCATATAAATTATTTTGTAACCAAGTTGCACTAGGAGTAATTGGATCCAATGTTACTAATGTAATATCAGTAACTGGATTGTAAAGATAATCAATATCACAATCTATTTTACCAGAAACTTGGATATAACTTAAGTCATCTGCTGCACTTTTAGCCATCTTCCATTGATTGTTATTATTTGTAAAATTAGATCCATCATTTGCAAACCCTTCTAATTTAAAATTAGTAGAATTTACATATTGTTGATCTATATGTCCAAAAAAAGTAACTTTAACATTGGTTAATGTATTATGTGCAATATGATAAGTTTTATCTGGAGGATCTATTTCATAACTAATCATATCTATTATAGAACTTGATGGAGTAAAATTAGTTGAAGATACTACATCAATAAATGGTGCATCATCAGGAACAACATAACCATGATTTATATCACCTTTAAAAAAGTTATAAGTATAAGACCAAACTCCAACTTCTCCAGTGGTTTTTTTAGCCCTAACTCTCCAAAAATATTCTTTATTATCTTCAAATATTCTAGAAGGGAGGACGGAAGTTTGAGTTGAATCCCAAGTATCCGTCCCCAACGGCCAGTATAACTGAGAGAAGGTACTATCAATAGCAACCTCAATATCATATAAGTCAGCACCACTAACGGTACTCCAACTTAATGTTGGTTGCATATTTAACGCACTTTGATTCATTGGAGTCAATAATGTAGGTTTATCAAGTCTAGTAGATTGTCCAGTAACAAATGTCCAAGTATAGGATCCAACCATCCCATTACCAAGAATATCTTTAACTCCAACTATTGGAGGTGAATCTGAATCACCAACTATAGTCATCATATATTGAGTTTCTGGTAATAGTAAGTTGACAGGAGTAATATCTACTTCTTTCATACTTTGATTGTAAGTTAAATTAATAGGAATATTAATATTATCTGAACAAAGCGAAAGAATAAAATTACTTCCATTTATAGTTGTTTGATCTATAGCTCTTACAAATCTAACTGCAAGAACTTTATCTAAATCAACATCAGTTTCTAATCTACTAGGACTTATATAGTGTATTAAAGACTTATCCATTATTGCTCCTTTAGGTTATATTAGAATGATCTTTTATCTACATTAGGAAATGGTACAAAATCTTTATTAGTGAATTCTACAAATTCAGTTAATGTCTTAGGCGTTACTGTTAAAGCATTACCTGCCCCATTAACAGTAATTGTAAAAGCTTCTCCACCTCTAATCATTATAAGTTCATCAAGCATGGCTTTTTCAGGAGCAATTTTGTCTCCCATTCCTGTACCATCTAATGAACCTTCGGTAACTTCCATTAAACCAGCTCTTACAGCTTTAGCAAAATTAATTAACATTGGTGTAATACCATCAGTATCTAATACCCCAATATATGAACTTAAATCTGCTGATTCAACATCAAACTGTAAAGTTATTCCAGTTAACGGATCAAAAAAATGAAAATTATCTACACGACCAAAATGAGTTGTTGGTCTAAATAATAATTTAACTTTCAGTGCCATTTATTTTCGTCCTTTCAGGATTTGTATCCTTTTTAATTTCTTGTTTATCTTTGGGTTTTAACTTATTCCAATGATTTATATATTTTACAAAATCATCTAATGGTAAACTAGTTCTATTTTTTATTTTAATTGGATCCAATTCAAAATGATTTGTATCTTTAGGTAACTTACCACTACTAACAATTAATACCTTGTGATTAATAGCATGTATAATAGCGTCTAATTCCATATCTTCAGTTAATTCATCAGATATTGGTGTCCCTAAAAATAAATTCACTCCTGTCAATGGATCATAAAAAGAACCTATTTCTATATTTGCAGGATTTAACATTACCTTCATTATCTATTTTAACCCTCTCTCATAAAAATTTAGGGAAGCCAGACTTTAGCTCCAGCTTCCCTTATATTAATTATATAATATCAAAATGTAATATATATGTATGTGATTATACAGTTTTGATAACAGGAATTCTTGGATATGCAGGAGCAAGAGATACTTTTCTAGCAACCATTATTGCTCTACCTTGATCAAAGATACCTGGTTGATATTTTTCTCTTACTTTTATTGCTTTGATGTCTCTTGCGGGATCATCAAATTCTTCAATTTTCATATCATATTTAACTAACATGGCACCAATATTTTCTCTATCAATTAAGAACATATCAAATGTTCTATTGATTCTATCAATAGGAATAAATGGTGAAAGAACAACTTCTAACGGAAATGGAAGTGTACTAGCTAAATAACCAGCATTAGGACCCATTGTAGGATTATTTACTGGTTTTGACCATTGATTACCAAACTGCATTAATGTATTTCCTAAACCACCAAGAATATCGGTTTTCATAAATGTTGCCCAAGTTAATGGGTGTACAAGTAATGTAGTTGGATTATAACCATTATTTATCATTGCTGTGTACATATCTATAAAGTCGAATACACTTAATGTATTATTAGGTTGTCCACTTGGACCTAAACCAGTTGTATGATATTGTGCATCTGTGGAACTATTGTCTAAGAGAATATGTCCATTTTTCATAAATTCTCTGAAGATCCATTCTTCTTTAAATCTGGTCATTGCTGAGCCAGCTTTTTTAAGATGAAGACCTATGACATCCCAAAGAGATTCACTTATCATTTCTTCTGTAATTTTTACAAGTAAACCAACTTTCCTTGTTTGAAATGCATTTGTAGCTCTCATTCTTTGAAAGTCAAGATATGATTCTTGGTATTCTTGTCCTTCTTGAACGAATCTAGCTCTCATTACACCAATAGCTGGAAATTCAATGGAAGTTGCTCCACCTGTTTCGATTACTGGAAAATATTTACTAACTAAACTCTGAGGTTCAATTGAATCTCTCATTACATC